GCCTCATAAAAATCAGCTGTAAATCTACCTCTACCTCCAAGGGTATTATCAACAGCGCTTACAACCGCTTTGTTAGTACCTGAACCATCATTTTGTACAATAACTACTGTTTGTCCTACTCTAATTACTTGTTCTGCTGCTGTAGGATCTAGTACGTCATTTACTTGAAAGACAACTTGATCATCTGTTGCAGATCCCGTTGAACCCACTTGAGTGTATTTAGTATGTAATCTACCTTGTTCTGCCCATTTGATAAGGTCAGAGTTGGTAGGCATCTCTGCTCCTACCATACGTAGGAAAGAAGAGATTGTTCTGTTACCATAACGCTCGAATTCTTTTTCGTACGTATCAGGTAAATATTGATTCAACCAATCAAAATCTGCATTGGTTAAATAGTTTTGAGCTGTAGGAGTTCTTTCTGAACTCGGCGTTAGCGCAAATGTTGGAGTCGATTTTACTTGTCCAGCCATAATATATAATTTTTAATTAATTTTTAAATTTAACTTCGTTTTACACTTTTAATTTTCAGTCCTCTACTCGAAGGTTGAGATACTGATTTAACTTGCATTCCTCCTTTAGTCGATATTTCTGGTGTTGTGCGCTCAGTCATATTTATATTTTTAGTCTTACGCATAACATCTTCAGTCGCATTTGATTTGCCCTGATCATAAAAAAACTGAGCAAACTTTTCAGGATTCATTGCTATAGCTAAAGAGCGGTGGTATCCTTCTGCGTCTTTAAGCATTCCACCTTCATCCAAAAATTTATTTACAAAATTCATTGGAGTATCTTGGACTTTCCTTAAATCAGCTGGGCTACCAGGAGAAAATATTACTTCTGAATCATCTACCTTGAATTTAAAACCTTTAAACTCGGTATTAAATAACTCATCGCTTTTTTTCGCAAACCACTGAGACTTGCGGTTACTTTCTTCTTGTTGCGTTTTAGCTTCACTCATATATTGCTTATAAGCTTCATATTCTTGTGAGGGCGGGGCTGAACTTTCTCTTGACTCAAGAGGCTGTTTGTATATTTCCTGCTGTTCTCTAAAGAATTTTTTAGCTTTGGCAATATCTTTTTTCTTTGCTAGTTTGAGTTTTTTTATAGCTGCTGGCTCATCAACCTCTTCATCGTAGTCATATTCTTCCATTAAGGAATCAATGTCTTCAGGGTCTAAACCTTCTTCAGTTATAGTTAAATACTCTCGAAGCAAAGAGTCAGGATTCATGTTAGAAAAATCTTGCTGTAACTTTACATAATCTTCTAAACTTCTTCCTGTTTCTTTTTTATATTTAAAATAAGCAGCTACATCTTCGGGCAGAGGCTCGGCCTCTTCTCTTTCAGCTGTAAGTTCCTCTAAAGAACTAATCTGCTTACCATATCTTTTTTCAATAAATGAAAGAACATCTGTTTCTTGTATTGGCGGAGGCTCACTTTGTTCTGTCTTTGGTGTTTCCGTTTCAGGTTCTTTAACACTTTCGACAGGCTCTGGTTCGCTTACCGGATCTTCTGTTTTTTGTTCAGGCTCAGAAGATACATCTTTAACTACCTGTTTTTGTTCTGGCTTATCATCAAACTCTAGCTTTTGCTGAGCTTCATGTTTATCTAAAAGCTCTTGTTCGATTTGCTGTTTAGATTTTTCAACCACATCGGTGACTTCTCTTACTTTTATGTCCATTTGATTAAATTTGATTTATAAAACAAAATTAATAAAAAAAGAAATACGTTTTTTGCTACCTAGGATCAAACTCCGCAAGGTCAAAACCGTCCATAGAATCTTCATTTGACTCAAAGTTTTTAGGCGGTAAATTGTTTTTTCTTTGGTTAATTAATTCAGATTGTTCTGTGTTTTGTTGACTAATTCTTTTACTTTTAGCCTCTTCTCTAGCCCCTTCTCTAAAAGCTAAAGCGTTTTCAGATACATTTCTAAGTTGCTGATTATAAGCAAATTCCTGTTTCATAAGCTGAGCTTTAAGATTTGCTTCATTATTTTGTTTCTCTATCTCAAAAGCAATTTCAGCTTGCTTTACTTTCATTTCAGCTTGCGCCTCAAGTTCTATTTTTTGTACCGCTACTTGAGCAGCCATCTCTTGAGATTTAAGTTGTTGTTGAGAAATCATAGCTTGTTTTTGCATTTCTCTTTTTTCGTCAGCTTCTTGTTTAGATTTTCTTTTTACTTTTAATAACTGATTAGCTAGTTTTAGATTTTTAATTTCACGAATGTCAATAGCGTCTTCAAGATTAATATCTTGTTTGGATAAAGCCATTTGTATATTCTGCTCAAGCATAGCTTTTTGCTCTTCATCGGGAGACAACTCAATAAACACCCCAAAGTCATAGATGTAAAGCTGAGAAATTTCTCCTAATATGCTGACATTATACTTTCCTATTTTATTTATAAAGTCATCTTTAAAATCTGCAAACTCTAATATATCAGCCACCCTATACGTTAGCGCTTCAGCTAACGTGCGATATATGTAAAGACTTCCGTCTAATATATGGCGGGTAGCTGTGTTTGAGTTGAGTGCCGCTAATTTTTGCACACCCACTAAAGCATCTGGGTTTGGGGTCGAACCGTCTCTAGCTTCATTTAAACCTGTAACTGATCTAATCATATCCAGGTAATGATTATAATTTGCTATGAGCATTTGAGTTTTAGAGGCCCCTGAATTACTTGTTAATTGTTGAATAGGAGTACGCCCTTGATTATATTCTCCCTCTTGCGTGTAACTACGCCCAACGACGCTACCTGTTTGAAAATAAAGCCGAAGTGCATCTTCTGGATTATACGCGGCTCCTGTACCTAAATCAACCTCATTTAAACCATCGGCATCTATATACACACCATCGGGAACTACTCGAGCTATCACTTGTTGTAGTTTAAGATGTGTCATTTGAATTAAATCTGCAAAAGGAATCATTCTTCTTACTAAAGATTCTATTACCCCTTTATACATTCTAGGCGCAACAGCCACATAATTAGGTAAAGCATGTTGAGATGACGACTTAGGACGTACCATATTTTTTGCAAGCTCCCATTTTAAGATTATGTTAGTGCCCATGACCATAACGCCATCATACCATACATCGATAGTCTTTTCTATTTTTTCAAACTTACCTTCTTCCAACATTTCTTCCGGTGGATTGAAAGTATCATCTTTTTCGATCATTCTACTAGACCCTGTATCTGTAATCTTTTTTTTATAAACCATTTTTTTGGTGGTCTTATAATTAAAATACATTAAAGTACAAGTGTCTCTATAAAATATATCATTCTCGTAATACTGAGCAGTGTTAAAGTAATCGTACCAGCTTTGGCTATATTGAGATATTTTTTCTAAATCTTCTCTAGTTAATGTAGGATCTATTTTTATTAACTCACTTATTCCAACCGTTTTTATTTCCCCCCAGTAAAAACAATCTTTAAAATAAGGATCTTCCGTATAACTATATACCACATTTGCAGGGTCTACGTAGGAAACTTTTACTCCTGATCCTGGCAAAAACTCATGCTTTGCCATGCCTACACCTACAACCATCTGGTCATAGTCTATTCGTTTTCTAATATCTTCATAATGATTCTCTGCAAACATAGTATCTATAGCTTCTTCTTCCGCTATTTCTATTGCTGGCTTATAATTTAAATTCATATACAATGAAAGCTCTTCATCGGATGCAGGCAATTCATCAGGGTCCATTATAAATGGATCAAAACCGGTTTCATCTTTTATCGTACTTAATACAGGTTTAGCGGCCATTTGACCTTCTATCATGTCTTGATATTTACTTCTTTTAGATTGAGATAACGCGTCTTGTGCATAAGCTTTTACTTTAAACAGTCTGTCTTGCATTCCGTTTACTACTATATCTACAAACTTAGGAAGGATAGGGACGGGCGTCCAATCTAAATTTAGATAAGACAAATCTCCGTCAACAGCTAATTCGTTTTTATACTTAGCAATTGACTGCTCTCCACGAGCATAAAGTCTTAATCTATTGAAATCTCTCCACTGACTGTAGTATCTACACCCATTAGAGTCTTTTCTAAACCATTCGTATTGTATCGCTTGTCCTATCTGTAATCCGAACTGGTCGGTGGCTTTTTCGGCGTCTGATACAAACTGACTTGGAAAACCTACAGATGAAATATTTATTTTTACGTCCTTCATCTATTTAATTAATTCGCTGTAAATTCCACTATTAGCATATCTTGCAAAGTTAATATTTATTTTGGTTTGTTTTTGTTCAGGTAAATACAGGTTTTTTTGATTAGCCATTACCGCTAAACCCGAACTAATACTAGCGTCAAACTGAGTTCTGTTGTTAATATCAAATCTAGACCATTCTTCTAGTGTCCTCATAAAATACATAGTCCCCATAGCGTTCGGGTCCCTATATGTTCCCTCAAGGTCTAATCCTACATACTTTTCAATATAAGATTCAATAGCTGCGGCATGTGATTGTTTCACATCTTCAGATGTATTAGGTATTCCTCCTAATTCTTTTTCAGCCTTAGATAGTTTATTAAAGTGTCTGTCGGGTCTGTTCATGCTAAATCCTCTATATCCCCTATTTTTAAAATGGTACAAAAGTCTCGGCTTGTTATTCTCCACCAAAATAGGCATACTGTAAAAGACGCACGCCATTAAAACTTCTTCAAAAAATATTTCAGCAGTCTGCGGCCGGGCAACGTACTCTAAAAAAAACTCATTACTAGGAGCTTGCTCCATACTAAATTTAGTTAATCCATGCAATGCACCGTTAGAACCTCTTCCTCCTACCGTTCCTGAAATATCATAGGAGTCACATCCAAAAGCCCCTATGTGTTCATTAACAGGGTAATAAGTTCCGTTTCGGTTTTGTTTTTTATTTGTTAATGATTTATTTGGTGTCCAAGAAACTTTAAACCTTCCTTTAGGATCTGGGCTAAATATCACTTCAGTATCTTTCACTCCGTCTTTCCAATAAAATCTTCCAGTCGTAACGTGCTGACCCATTATTAGTGAGTCATTGTAGTCGATCTGTTGATATATTTTACTTAAATTAAAAAGAGAGGATTTACTTTCATCCCTAAATGCATGAGATACACTTCTAGGAAACTGACGGTAGTATTCATTCAAAGCATCAGGATCTTTTTTTAAGGAGTCAACTTCTGCTTGCCAGTAGTCTATGGCCCCATTTGTTATCATTTCACCGTCCACCCCCATTACTGGTTTTTCTGGTCTATAAAAAACAGGCATCCCGTACCTATCAATAAATCCTTCCATGTTCCATTCCATAGGAATAAACAAAGAATACATGCCGCTTTTTGTTTGGCCGTTAGAGTTTCTTGTGTTTACGTCTGAATCTTCAAATAATTTTTTGAAGTTAGCCCCTCCTTTGCTTAAGGCATTAGACGTTGATCCCATCATGCATTTCCCAATAATTTTACTTCCGAGTCTTAAACACGTCTTGGTTACTCGCCAATTGTTTAAAATGTTATTGGGCTTTAACCACTTACCGCTTTCATCATGTACTAAAAGCAAAAGCTTTTCCCCGTCATAAGAGTTCTCATCTGTATTTTTCCAATCTATTGTGGTGTCTAGTCCATACAGTTCATCATCAGCTATGTCATACATGTTTTTCTTAGTGATTTTAGATGCAGGGATTCTAAAAGCTAATTCTGTTTTTGGCTTATCCATTCCATCTTGTATCGGTTTGAAAAAAAATGGTAGCCTGTTGGCTATAGGTACAACTTTATCTGTAAACATTTTTTTAGCATCCGATCCAGTTTTAGATAATATACCTACCCTTGCATCTTTAGCTAAAGTTCCAGTGTTTACACACTCAGAAGAACCCATAAAAGAAAATCCAGATCGTCTGATTTTTAAATAATCTAAACCAAAACATCTGTTATCAGCTTTACAAGCCTCCCAATAAATAAAAAAGATTCTATTAGCTTCCCTAAAATCTGGATACCCTACATCTATTGTAGTCCATTGCAAATACATATAATGAGCTCCGGTAATATAAGTTGGTTTTCCATTGTTATAAAAAGTATATCCTAATTCGCGCCTATCAAACTCTCCCTCAATATAATCTACCCATTTATTTTTAAATGCAGCAGGCATTTCATTCCATTGAAATATAGAAGATATTCTAGAGAGCTCTCTGGGTAAAAGTTTTCGCTCCCAATACTGGTTTGATTTTGTCTCCGATCTTTTATAACCGCTGCCTTCTATAGGCGGAAGAGCTATATGTAGCCCGTTTATTTCTACTACCTCGCCTATTTTTCCAGATTTGGAAATAACTACTACATCATACTTTTCATTATAACCATAAAACCAAGTGCGTCCTTTGTTTTTACGCTTTATAATAGCGCTAGGTATATAATTTATAACACTGCTATATATTTTATTTTGATCTTCGTTCTGCAAATCCTTGTTTTGTGTCTGTCTTTTGATTATTAACAGACATGTTTATATTTTCTTGTTCTGCATCTATTTTATTTAATATTTCAAATGCATCAAAAATTGCTAACTTTTTAGTAGCCGCTGCATTCTTTAATCTGTCTGCAGCTAATTCATCCTCTGGATCAGGCTTAATAATATTTTCTTTGGCCACTTTGATAAGTTGCTCTACGGCTTTTCTGCCAGCCTCTATAATTTGTACTTTTAACAATTCTGAGCTCATAACATTAATGTTATTTGATGGTCGTACATCCTATAGAGTTTCTCTTGGTCTACTTCAAACTCATATTCACTTTCTGGTTTAAAGCTCACGTGTTGTCCTTTTTGAACTCCTTGAGAAATTAAATACTTATTAGGATATTTCATTTCTCCCATTAAAGGCTCTTCTTGTCCTCTTTTAAATATAAAAGATTTTTTTGTTTTTAAAGGCTTTATAAAACAATAGCGATCATGACTATACCATTTGCCGTTTTGTTTATACATGTAGAACTGATCATTGTCTATAAAAAACAAATCATCTTTAAAATAACTTTTACCACTTTGTTGCCTACCTCTCATATCATTATAGTATTTGAAAACATTATGGTGAACTAAAAGTATATCAGATATTCTTATATCCCCTTTATAGTTAAGCGGGAGCTCTTTTACTATAGCATATCTGTTGGAATACTTATAATCCTCTTCCGATGAACTAGTAATAAAATCTAGTCCAGCAATGGATTTAGTATTATTATATCTTTTTCCAAACAGAGGTTTAACAATAAAATAAAATGGCGATCTCATTAAAAATTTATATTATATTCAATAGATATAGGGACATGTGAATTAAATTCTTTCCATAACAATATTTCATCTTTTCGCTGAATCCATATTTTAATTGATTGATTTTCAGAAACATATTGAATTAAATGAATGAAGTATTTTCCGTTTAATATTTCTTGTCCTACAATGTAATGCATAGCGCCAGATTTATAATCTGGTCCTACAGAAATCTTTCGGATGTCCATTAGATTAAATTTAATTTAAATATAAAGATACAAATAATTTAACGCCCTTGTCCTCGATAGATTTTGCGATAGTTTTTAGAAGATTTTAGCGCTGAAGTTTTTGTCTTTGAATGAACGCCTGGACGTCTAACTTTAGGTTTAGCTTGAAAAGAACTATAGTTGATTGTTTTCGCCACTACTCATCATGTTAGTTTTATGCTTGCTACCTGCTGAAGATCCAAAGTAGTATCCTATAACTTGAGTAAAAGCTGCTACAACGGCGCCGAATCCCATATCAAATAACCTTTGTGACTCTTCGGGAATTTGCCATAAGCCAATAGCTCCTGCTACCACACCTACAAAGCAAATTGTAATACCCCATCCGACCGTTTTAAAAAGAATATCATTAGACCCTGCCGCTAATGCTGCCATCTCTCTTTGTCTAGCGCTTGCTCTGTCTTGAACCTCAGCCTCGTATGCTTCGAGCACCATTTCTTGTGCTCTTATTTTATCCTCTGCTGGTGCATCTGAATTTTTGATTGAAGATACTACTTGCTCCACCGACATGTCCCCTTGGATAATACTTCCTAAAGTTGGGTTTATTAAACCTACAGAGGCTTTTAAAAGTTTGCCAACTACAGTCTGTCCGAATTTTTTCTTAGGTTTGCTCATATTACTTGATAATTAGTTTTCCCATCCTCTCTTACAGCTTTTAAAGCTCGTCCTCTATTTTCACTCTCTGATATAAAGCTTACATGAACCCAGTCTGGATTAGTTTCATCCCCAAACTCCCAAATAATTTGATCAAAATTTAAATTTTCTCTAATATACTGAAACATCTCAGCATTTGTTTTATGTCCAAACGTATCATCTAGGTCAATAGCTCGACCCTGGCAATGCTGTGATCGGGAACTTCCTCCGATAGCTCGGTTTAAATCTTCACATCTGAAAAAACTATTTATTTTTATAGGTCCACCCACCCATTTTCGTAATGGCTCAAAAAGATTGTCAGCCAAGATACCCATGTTAGAAAGCTCATATGAGCCAGGGGTATTGTCGATGTTTAACCTAGTAGCGGTATTTGACTTAACACCTTCTTTGTACGATACGTGCTCACTTATTCTTTCCATGCATTATATACCATTTGTGCAAGGTATAGCCTATAGCAACAATAGTGGCTAGAATTTTAAGTGCCACATCAATGTCAGTCATTGAAGTAGCTAAAGCTCCTACTGTAAGAGCATAGATTTTTATATCAGTCACATCCATTTTCTTTAGATTCAACATAAATGTAGTTTACTGTTATCTCTCCAGCTGTAGTGTCTTGCACGTAATTCATCTTTTTTTAGATTTTTTACCAGATCGGTTTTTTCCTTGTATAGCACTAGGCACATCTCCGATTTGGTTACCCACCTCTTTAATAGCCTTAGTAACGTCTTTAAGCTCTTCTCCGACACGATCAACACGCTTAGATACATCATCCTTCATCTTGGCAAATTTCTCCTCTAAGATGTCGGGAATCATATTGTTGTTATCGTCTTTGGTAAGACCTTTCTTTGTAAGCCATATTGCGGCTATGTTTATTACGATCAGTAAAACTACTAATCCGATTAATATTAAAATAGTTGTGTTCATAGTTTTTATTTTAAATTTTTAAGCCCAAGCCATATAAATATAACTTGTTCCCGAAGCATCCCACGTCCCTCCATTTGGTGTAAATCCATCTGAATCAAAAGACCATCCTGTTGCAGTTTGCTCATTAGAATTTGTATTTATATATAATTGCTTGTTAGCCCCTCTTTCTGCGTCAATCACTAACCAATCAGTATTACTAGAGCCTGAGTATGATTTAACAATTAAAAGTCGTGGCTGAAATCCTAACCCAGTTACAGGCGTTCCCGTTCCACTCCCTGCAAATGAGCCGAATGATGATACCCCCGTCTTATTTGCCCAAGCATAGCACATATAATCATAACTTGATCCGGTCCAATTATTTTCGATAATTGTAGAACTTACTGTCGAAAAACTACTTGCCCTTGTAAACTGATTATCTTTACCTGAACCTGCACCATCCTCATTCCTTGTAAAACTCATATATTTTCCTGTGCCTATAGTTGAGTGCCACACCTGCCAATCTTCTGTTTGTGTGGGTTTTAAAATAATAAAATCAGGTGTTACGCCTAATGAATGAGGCGTTTGAACGGCTCCCCCTCCTGTTACTTTACTAATACTAAAATTTTTATCACTGTTAATAGTTTGTTTAGTAGGGTAATTTGTGGAGGTGGCAAAATTACTTGTGCTTGCCACTCCATCTAACATTTTAGAACCTGAAGTTGGTGTTACTCCTCCCGAGTTAACTGCTGTAGGAAATCCACCACCTTTAAAATAATAATTCAAATACTTTACTCCAGTATCATTCATGCCGTAATCATTATTGCCATTACCCCAATTGTAACTTTGATTTCCAGCACTTGTATTAGTGGTGTCTTTTAAAGTAGCATAAGCAATCGTGCCTGAGCCTCCAGATGTTTCAGCATTAGTATTATTAAAGTTCATTACCACACCGCCTATTATATTAAATCCTGTACCATTATCAGTGTCGTTTCGTAAAGTATCACACACATTCCAAGACCTCAATGGCCCATCGAGTGCTTTTGTAATTGACAAATCAAAAGAAAAATCAGTAGAAATTGTTTGCGAAGTGGAACTAGGATAAGAAACCGTGGAGTCGCCCGTATATTCTCTTACATTAAAAAAATCAAATGGAATAGTTTCGGTATCTATCTGTCTCCAGACTAATCCATCCCAAAATTCTACATATTTCTCATCCGTATTATATCTCCATTCTCCTGTGCTAGGAGCTGCGGGCCTACCCCCTGTTCCGCTAGTAGGTCCCGTTGGTAACTGAAGCGCGGTATTCAAGTCGCTAAAGTCAAATAATTCCGGTGTTGTTATTTTTGTTAATGCCATAGTTAAAATGTTACTGTTCCTGTTCCTTGTTTAGCTATAAATATTTTTTTAGTTGCATCATCGTTTGCTGTAAATGGGCCTGAAGATGCAGTAAATCCAGAGACAGTTAAAGTTTTTGATCCATCATAACGAAGTATTACAACGCCTCTTCCGCCGCTTCCTCCAACACCTCCAGCTCCAACTTCACCGCCTCCGCCTCCGCCGCCAGTGTTTGCCGTGCCGCTTGTTACAGCAATACTTCCTGAATTTTGTGCTCCGTTACCGCCTCCACCTAATCCTCCTGCATGCGGGCCGCCTGAATTACAGCCGCCTCCGCCGCCACCAGCAAAATATACATTTCCACCATCTACCTCTCCAGTTGAGTAAGTAGCAGCATCACTCGTGTCTATAATAGTAGTTGTTGCTCCTATACCTCCTGGGCCCGGAGAACTACCGGCTCCTCCGGCTCCTCCGCCTCCGCCGCCTGGGAAAGTGCCACCGTCTGTTCCATTACCTCCTGCATTTCCTTGACTAGGAGTGGTGCTTGGTGTATTTCCTGCTGCACCTGCTGCCGTGGAAGTAAGAGCACCTCCACCACCACCAGATCCTCCAGCGCTAGCTGAGTTTCCGCTACGGTCTCCTCCTCTTCCTCCTCCTGTTACTGTTACGTCGGTAATATCTGATCCACTAATAGAAGAGTCGGATCCAGCTAATCCAGCAGAAGGAGAGGTTGACCCTGCCCCTCCTTCACCTATAGTTAAAGTATAAGTAATCCCTGGGTTAAAAACCAAAGTTCCTGTTAAAAGACCACCAGCGCCACCGCCTCCTGCTACGTTGCCACCAGATCCTCCTCCTCCTGCTACAGCTAGATATGTAACGTCGACGGGAGGGTTACTGTTTACATAGTTTTTCCAGTCTGTTCCATTGTAATGTTGCATGCAACTATTAGAGCCTTCAGAGGTTTGACTTGTATCATTGCGCATCATCCCCTCAGCTGGTGATCCCGAAAAAGCCGTATTATCCGAAGGCATTTTTAATCCATTCTCGGAACCTGTTTGGTTTAAGTCCGTTGCTGCTGCTCCTACTTTAGTTAGTGCCATATTATTAACAATTTATCCAATTTAATTCACTTTCTATCCACATATAACACCCTTCTTCTGGTTTTTCCACGGGCGGAACCCATTGGAGTCCATCGTACGTCCAACTAGGAAAAGGTTGAGGAGAGATGGGAGAGGTATAAGGATAATCTACCCACTCTGTTGTATCTTCTTTCCAATACCAACCTTTCCCCTCAGGCATAGGAGTTGGTGGTTCCCAATAACAAGTGTCCTCATTTAGCACCCAACTTGCGTAAGGTTTTTCCGTGTAAAATGCATCTCGTACAGGGTCGTAGATATGTCCTACACCTGCATAATTTTTTCTAAAAGGCGTGTCGCCTAACTTGTGCGTGCCTCCTTGTGTATTGTATGATGTTCTTTTACAAAAAGTAGGATTTCCTCCATAAACTCCTTCCCAATATACTGTGTTATCTACATCAGTAACTCCTCCATCAGCAGATATAAATTCATCAGCCCCAGTCCACGTGTGAGTTACTCTACATAAGGAATTAGCTATTGTAGAATTTAATGTTGTAATTTCAGTAGTTAAAGCCTCTGTTCCTTCAGCTTCCTTAGCATTAAGATTATCTAAAGCTGTTATTTGTTCGGCCTCACTTCCACTAAAAGAATCTTCATAAGCTGTTTTAAGCAACGCATATTCTTCGCTTGCTCTGTTATTAGCCTCTATAACACTTTTTTCTATCTCAGCTTCCCTAAGTCTAATCTTTTCACTTACTGTGAACTCATCATTTGATATTTTTGCGTAATGTGCCATATTAACTAAAAGTTATTGTGGAGCCTCCTGCTGCCGTTGTTATTGAATAAAAATATTCTCCTGCGGGCATATTAGAAGTGTCTCCATTTACACTTTGTCCCGCTGTTGTAGTCGTGCCATTTACAACTACACCGGCAGTAAATGTTGCTGCAGCTTGTGTACATCTTATTATTATTATTCCTGAACCACCGGTTCCGCCTGAATTAGAACTACCAAAATTACCACTTCCACCGCCTCCTGAACCTGAGTTAGCCGTTCCACTTCCACCAGCTCCATTACCGCTTCCGCTACCTCCTCCAGCTTGACCAGCGCCCGGGGTGAGATTGTAAGTTCCTCCGCCGCCACCGCCAGCACGAGGACCTGTAGATACGCCTGTTATAGAGCTAGATAATCCACTTCCTCCGTCAGTTCCATTTCCTCCAGTAGTGTTTACACCAGCGCTTCCAGCTCCGCCTCCTCCTGCGCCTCCCACATTCGCAGCAGTTGAATCACCTCCAGCATTACCTTGACCCGCAGGAGAGGCTGCTCCTCCTGTATTTGCGCCTACTCCTGTTGAACCGCCGCCGCCAGAACCTCCATCTTTTCCTTTATTTATTCCTGTGCCATCACCTGCACCGCCGCCGCCGCCGCCAGTTGCAGTGATTGATGCAAAAACAGAGTTGCCTCCATTTGTTCCTTGACCATTAATGCCCCCAGCTCCACCTGTGCCAACCTCAATATCATAAGCGCCGGAACTTATTAATAAAGCTGTACCACCAAAATTAGTTAAGTATCCTCCAGCTCCTCCACCGCCTGAGCCGTTTCCAGCAGCCACTATTGCAGATCCGCCACCGCCGCCTCCTGCGATTACTAAATAAGAAACAGAAAATCCCGCCCCTGTTTCTTTTAGATTTCTCCACTCTGATGTGCCTGTTTGGTCGGTATATATTTCAGTACGGTTTGTATCAGTGTTTTCTCGAAGGGTACCCACTCCTGTGGAAGGGGTAGCCTCTCGCTGAGCAGTAGTGCCCTTTACCCAGGTAAGCCCTCCAGCATTACCACTCATGTCAATTACGTTCGTAGTTACTTTGGTGAGTGCCATCAGCTAGTGTTATGTTATAGTTGTCGCTTCTACTGCAGAACCATTAGGAAATTTTTCTCCGCCGTCTAAAACTAAATTTGATCCTGTAACAGTATAAGCGCTTTTACTTTGATACACTCCATCTATATATAATTGAACGTTGTCATCACTTCCTGGTGAAACGCCTAAGGCTAATGTGTCGTTTGATCCTGTTCCTGCAACGGTTGCAACAGTAAAGGTTCCACCTCCACCTCCTGATGGTGTTGACCACGCTCCGGTATAATCTAAATATTGGCCCGCTGCCCCGCCTGTTATACCTATGGTTAGATCTCCTGTGGCTGTAACAGGGTTGGTGCCGCCTGAAGAATTAAATGCAGCAATTGCAGTGACATCTAATCCTACCGAAGTTACTGTTCCGGAAGTAAGCGTTCCTAAACTTAGGTCTCCTAGTATTACTTGCGAGGCAGTACCTGCGCCTGCAATATTAATATCTCCACTTGTTGTTATAGGCGAATTTGTTATAGTAAGAGCCGAACCCGTTTCAGTTAATCCAATACTCGTTACAGTACCGGATCCTCCTCCGCCTGTCCCGTTTATGGTAATTGTTCCACTTGATGAGGTTACCCCCACGGTACCTGATCCAATTATGTTTATTGTATCTGTTCCTACATCTCCTCCACCTACACCATCTAATAGGACAGGTGTGTTTTGAGCAGGGTCGGCATTATCTGTTGCTGACAATGTGTAAACTGTACTAGCGAAATCAACAGTAGTGCTTCCATCGCCATTAAGCAATGTAGCTCCTGAGCCTGTAAGGCTAACTGTTGAAGGGCTAATAGCTGGTTGATTAGGTTTTGTTCCCTGAAGATTTATTGTTGGTGAAGCTCCGGCATTTCCGGTAGACACCACATAAGTAGTATCAAGATTTGCTGGAGGGATTCTTACGTTTAGCTCTCCTGAGGTTAAATAACCTACTACTTCGGTTACGTCGCTAACCAAAGATTTTGCGGTGAACTCTGAAAATTTAACTGCCATTTTATATTAGTTTTTCTGTTATTAAATCTGAGTTTGGTAATCCAGTTCCTGCTTCACTTACCATTTGAAGAGGCCCAAGCCCAAGCCCAGGGGTATTTATTTCTGTTATTATGTCCGAACCACCATAAGGAGGACTTACTCCATACTGGTTAGTTCCGATAAAATTTGCTATGGCAATTAAATTAGGCATGTATAAATGATATTATAATACCTATTACCAAAGCGCTATGATTTGAGCAGCTGTCGTAGATGTATTCCAAACTTTAATAACATTAACAGGGAAAAATGTTCCCGTGTTAATTCCTTGAAAAATAACATCATCACCAGCAACCGTAGTCACCCTTATGTTTCCTGCTGAACCTATATAAAGTACAGCGCCTTCTTGAGTGCCTCCATATATTGCGTAAGCCTTAGCTGTAACTGCAAATATGTTTTGATCCACTCCTAGGGTCGTTCCGTCTATAACTCTATTAATTGTTGTTTGAGTGCCATCTGTTGTATTGACAGCAATCATCCCTGGTTTAATACCTGCTTCTAAAAAGTTTAAAGTTGTCATGTCGTCAGGATCCGTGCCCACTCTGTTTGCATCTATAAGCTGTGTTGCCGAACCCGTTGTGGTTGTTCCTGTCGCTCCACCTAAACCTGTGTTAGGGATAACAGTATTATCACTTGGGTAAACCGACCATGCTTTTCCTGCTTGTAATTTTTGATATGCCATATTATTTATCTTTTATAAGGAAATACTCTGTTTAAGGTGTCACGTCTTTCATCACAACCGCAATCAGAATTTGTAGCCTCAGCAACTTTATCAACAACATATTTAATTCCTGTCGCTTTTGTAAATTTAGCCACCGTATCACCAAATCCTTTTGATTTCATTTTATATTTATTTATTGGCGTGCATGGCTGATAATTGATTAACAGCTGCGCGTCTAGATTTAAAACCTTTTCTCCAAACTCCACCCTTTTTATTATTTAGTATATAAAAAGTGCTGCCACTTTTTCTAATGCAACCTTTTTTTGTGTCTGCACATCCTTTTCCTGCTGCCATTATTTTTTAATTAACGATCCCACGTGTTTTTTTACACTTCTTTTTTCGTAGCTCATTGAATGGTCAGCTCCGTATGCATGTCCGTAAATTTTTTTAGACATCGCTTTACTTTCATCTCTTCTGTCTTTGAATGACTGAGATTTTTTTCCGTTTTTTGCTCCTAGAGATTCATCTAGTCTAGCATTGTATCCTTGTGAATATTTTACTGTAGGCATAATTTTTATATTTTTAAATTAAACATACAACAAAGATACTAATATTTTCCTTTCCTATTTTTGGGGGAGCTTTTAGTTGAACCACCCGGACCTGACCATAGTGTTTTACAGGCCCAATATCTTGCAGTTAGCTTTGATTTTGCGGTACCACACTTATGTCTAGCTCGAAATGATTTACGGGCAGCAGAAGAATAATTATGCCCATAACCCTTAGCTCCAAAGTGAATTAATTTTTCTTTTCCCCCTTCGCAGGCTTTCACCATTTTTTTCTTTCCGGCTCTGTCGCTTTTGGTAACGACATTACATTTCATTTTAGACTTTGTAGCCATTATTTTTTTGCGTTAGCTATTTCTAATTCTTTAACTATTTTTCTAAGCTCTTCAACTTCAGATTGAAGATACAATATTTTAAGATCTTGTTTCGCATCATCAGGAAGTGCTCCCATCTCTCCTCTAGGCCATTTAATTCTAAACTCTTCATTAAGCCCAACAGTATCTTCCATTCGCACTACATCTAATTGAAGTTGTGCAATTTCAGCTGTAAGAGAAAACCAAACGCCAGCTATAGAGACTATTCCTATAACCATTCCTATTAGAGCCTTAATATCTAAACTAACATTAGAGTCTTGTGATATAGTAGGTTTATCAGGCATTTCTTACTGCTCGTGTGTTTCTAATAAATTGTTTTCTGCCGCCAGAAGCTTTTTTCTTTTTTGCAGTCGCTGCTAATGCTTTTTTACTTAGTCGCCGAGCTTTAGCAAGTGGCAAGCAGCGATCAGGATTTTTTTTATCTTTACTTGTACCACATGCGCCCTTAATCTTACCATCGGTTCCTATGCGAACCCACTTTTGATCACGCCATTTTTTGAGCTCTCCCATGATTGTTTTTACCTTTCATTGCACGAAGCTTTTTAAAATCAGCACCAGTTATTTTATTCATAGGAAACGCTGCGCGCGCAATGCGTCTTTGTTTTTTACTTAACTTACTCATCTCTATTTATTTAAGTGTGAGCCGTCGCAGTGACCATCTGGATTAGATGTATTTCCACACTGGCACATAGGTTGATATTTCATTTCTTTTTGCTTTTATTCATTCCCTTAATCATACGATCAATCTTTGCAGCTTGACCTTTGTGAAGAGCAGAAGCTTTTCTTAGTTGAGATGCAATCTCTTTTAATTTTTTTCCGTCCATTATCTTTTACTTTTTTTTGCGTAATTAGGATCTTTGCAATACTTGCTAGCGGCCATATTAGCATAAGCCGAAGGATACTTGTCAAAAGTACGCTTAGCCCAAGCTATGCCCGCAGGGCAAATTTTGTTTCCCTTCTTTTTAGTTCTTCCTTTCGCCATTAGTAACCCTTTTTAGGAGTATACATGTTTGGGTTATAAGAAATTGTTCCATTCATCATTTTTGCAAATGAATCGGCTTGTGCTTTCCCTACGGCATTGTAAGGAAACTCTTTTGTCATGGTTTTAGTTTTTACTGTAGGCATAATTTATATATTTAAGGTTTCATATCTTTCTCCATTCCAAACTCTTTTAGTTTTAGGAGCTTCTACTTTTTTTTCTTTTTTCGGTGCAGCTTTTTTCTCTGCAGTTTTTTTAGTCTTAGCCATAATTATTGATTTAAATTAAAATTATATTGTTTGTTATTTTTCTTGTTTCTTTTTATTTTTTAGCTCAAAGTATATGCCAGCTATTGAAAGCTTATCCACGATTTCTTTTTGCATTTCAATAAGCATCCCTTCTAGTTCATCTTTCTGACGTATCAGCTGATGTACCTGACCATTGAGTTTCTCATTAGTATTTTTCAATTCTTGTACTTCATTAGGATTCCTTCCAATGATTGTAAATAGAATTACCGATAAAGATCCTGAAATAACACCTACTATAGAAACAAACAAATCTTTGTTTTCAGTAGGTATTTGATGAAAGGACAAAAAGAACAGAAGCCCTATCACCACTATAAATATTCCAAGAGCCCCTACGTAATTTCTAATTTCTTTGGCAATATCTTTTTGCATCGGCATTATTTTTTTCCACATTAATAAATATCTTTGTTACAAAGTTATAAAATTTAATCAAATGAAATCAAGCCCGCCTAATGACTATATGAAGTATTGGAGAATAGTAAGGAAACTCGTCAAAGAGAAGTATGGAGTAGGAACTGAACAGTTAGACTTTTTATTTTTTCTTTACAGCGAAGAGTATTTTACGTTAGAAAAATTTACTGAATACCAAAAACTTTTCCAGTGGGACAGTGCTCGTTTTCATGGAATGATAAAAGACGGCTGGATAGAAAATTACAAGCCTAAACTTAATACACGCAAAGCTATTTACGGACTTACCTACAAAGCTACCAGAATGATAGGGTGGGTTTATAAAATATTAAATGGGGGTCTTATGCCCGAGCACAAAGACAATAACCCTTTTTTTAAAAAGACTAAAATCCCATATACCTTCAAGCTATACCGTGATGCTACAGTAAAGCGTAATGATGCTATAAGACAACAACAACGTCATTCTCTTGAATAATCGTATAAGGAATATCATGGATAAGCATAGTATACCCGGCTCTTTTGTCGTAGTATATCTCACAGTCTTTCTCAATTGCTACCACGTCAGTGCCTATCTCGACAATCCGGCCTTTCTTGTAGCGAAGCTGGCTCGCATCTTCAGAAGAAAGTAACAACCCAGAGGAGGTTTTAATTTCCTCCTCGATTGTTTTTATAATTATATTTTTCCCAATAGGTTTCATAATAATATTTTATATTCCACAATAACCAGAATCACACTCGTTAAAGTCATCATCAAATAGTTCTGTTTGTAGATTCCACTTACGTATATCTTCAAAAGATAAGTTTTTATCTTTATACCATACATCTTTTTTATGTTTAATTCTTTCTTTTGATGCAAACCATTGTAATTTATTTTTGTGTTTTTCCCACATTTTTCTAATTAGCAAAGGATTTTTATGAAAACATCCTACACAATTATTCATCCATGCGAATCTGACTGGCTTATCTTTCCAAAACTTTTCAATTGTGTCTTTGTATATATTATCTTTAATTAAGGGATATGATGGTTTTTGCCACTCTATCATACCCCATTTATTTCTAGATCCTCTTTTGCCGACTATTGTTTTAATTTCTAAAAAGCCTTTTGAATTTGTTTTTTCTGTTGTTCTTTGTGCTCTTTTTTTTTCATTTGCTCTGAAACCTAATCTAAACTCGCATGGTATATTTATAGTTTTTTTCCACCACTTAAACATAGGTTCCATTTTCATTTGTGTTGTGCAGTATCTTCTTAATGGATCAGGCAAGGTGCCTGCACTATCAAGAACCTTATCAAAAGTTTTACCTGTAACCCAAGTTATTTTTCTACCTATGTATTGCTCGAGGTCAAGCATTGTATAAATTATCATATCATCTTCGGCTGTAGCAACAAAAGGTGCTTGTATTCTATCTTCTACTTCTTGCCTTATCTTCTTATCAGAAAATTTAGATGGTTGGTGTGCAATTCTTACTAAAGCAAATACATCATAATTCGCGGGGTAATTAGCCGCTATGTACGAACTTGTTTTTCCACCAGATAATGCATTTACTTTAATCATTGAGGTTTCATTGATTCTGTGCGTCCTCTCTACCTTTTAGAAACCCTCTATTGTATCCATCGGTATACTCTTCTTCAAGTATTCTAGGCATAGGGCATAGAGGGGGTAATGGGCATATTGAAAATTCAGGACCTTTCACATACTCCCATCCTTGGCAGTATCCATCGTCCCATCCATCGCAGAAAGTTTTCTGTACAGAAAAATTAAATAGTAGTAAAATAATTAGTGTTTTCATACTTTAATTTCTATATGCTCTATTTCATTTGGGTTTTCGTCTGTTTTTTGAATATGCGCAGACTTTAAAATCCGGTTAAAATCCCTATAGCTTATTTTAAAACCCGCGTCTTTTAGATCGAGCCATAAATCAGAAAAATTTATATGAGTATCAAAGTCTATTGATCCGTCAGGGTTTTTTTTAAAAGCTATGTAGCTGTTATTTAGGATTACAATTTTTGATCCTAGATATTCTCTATATAAATTATAGTCTTTTTCTGTCTTTGTAAAGTCTCCCCAATTAAAAGGGTTTAAACTGTTGGTCTTGGTTTCATCTGTTAAATTATAATTATTCATTTGGTTCTTAATTTATTGGTTCTTATTATAGCCTTAAGGACAATTTTTTTTACATCTAGATAAACACTGTTTGCTTGCATTACCCCAATGTCATTGCTTGCAAATAATTCACTTGATAATTTATCTGCCACCTTATCGGCTCTTAGTTCTTCTTTGTGATTTTTTAGTACCATAGTTTTAGTTTTTTGATTCGTATGTTCGCGCCATAGTCACTATGGCGTTGGTTGATAAAATAGTGTTTGCAACAGAGACAGCATTTTGAAGCGCGGTCTTAGTTACTTTCATGGGGTCTATGATCCCCATTTTGATCATGTCCCCGGTCTCTCCCGTTTTCACGTTAGTACCGATGGTCACATCATCCTTGCCATAAGGCAATCCTGCATTACAGAATATCTGTTCTAACGGCTGAATAATTGCCTCCCCTAAAATCGCGTCAGCGATTTTTTGCGATTTCATCATTTCAATCCCTATCTGGTATAGCGCCACTCCACCCCCAGGGAGGATCCCCTCCACAAGAGCTGAGCGTACGGCGCACACAGCATCATCTACTCTGTCTATCAGTTCTTTTTGTTCTAGGTCAGTTGTCCCACCTACTCTAATTACACCTACACCTCCGG